TTTCGGCCGCCTTATATTCCAGTATGCTTCGTTCAATAACTCAAGGAGTCTTCACTTCTTCCTTGCTGTATTCCCTGTGGTTGCCGTTTGGTTTACTAGTATGGGTATATGTACGATGGCTTTCAACCTGAATGGGTTTAACTTTAACCAGAGTATCTTAGATTCTTCTGGTAGGGTAGTTCCAACTTGGGCAGACGTGCTCAATCGGGCAAACCTAGGTATGGAAGTTATGCACGAGAGAAACGCACACAATTTTCCTTTGGATTTAGCAGCCGCTAGTTCAACTGAGGTTGCGTTAATCGCTCCTGCTATTGGTTAATAAAAGGGCATCGTCAATAAGACCCCCCACATCGGGCCTCCAGTAAGGAGGATATAAAGGATCCTAACTAGTGTAGGGTCCTTTTTCATATGGAACTTGATGAGCAACTACAACTAGCCCATCTCTTGCTTCAAGAAAGGAAGTGTAGGGTTTGTGGGGTTGAAAAAAATTTAATAGACGGGTATTATAAGACTCGTAAGAATGTTAGACTCGCATCCTCGTATTCATATGAATGTAAAGAGTGTACAATTAAAAGAGTTTGTCGCAAACATCGTAGAAAAGAAAAAGCACCCATCTTATGGGACTATCCAGACTGGTAAAGAACTATGCAAACATTAATTATTTTTATGTCCTTTTTGGACTTCATATTCTATCCAACTATAGTAGCAACAATTATTGCTGTTATTATTGAACAGATAATAAGAAGAGTAGGAAATCCGGAGTGGAATCAAGATCAGCAGTGGATCAATCGTGCTATGGGAGTGAGAAAATTCTTCTATAGACAAGCACTTATAGTTAATGTATTATGGTTCCTAGGGTATGCTGTACTCATGTTTACAGTAGGGAGACAAGCACCTCAGCAAATGCCTGACATGATTTGGCAAGGATAAATAAGAAAACGTAAATTGATCATGCCTCAAGATTATATTGATACCCAAGGGCTCAGTCCTAAGATGAGTCCTGAGGAAGCAGAAAAGTATAAAAATTCTCCTCATCCAGCGCAAGAACATTTACCTATGGTGGTGCAACCTAGAAGATTGCATACTTCTGAGATGGTTAAGGAATTAAAGATCCTTCTTAATGAAGTATTAGATGAGAGAGAAGGGAAGATGGATTATGTATCTTATTTTGATACTGAACACTTTAAGTATCGTGTTGGTGAATATGAACCACCATACAGACCTTGACGCAGAGAGTATCTAGTGGTATATTAAAATTTTAATCCATCATGAATATTGTTTCGGTGGTTGGACTAGTAATAGTGGTATCAGTATGTTCTTTTGTAGTATATTTAAAATCTTATGACCCCCATTGAACCTATCCTTGAAGGAAAAGTAAAGTCTGTATATGAGGTACCGGGAGAAGCAGATAAAGTAACTATTAAATTTCATGATAAGGTCACTGCTTGGAATGGTAAGCAAGTAGAATATCCACCAGAGAAAGGTAAGGTATGTTGTCTTATCTCAGCATTAATGTTTGAGAAGTTAGAGAAGTTGGGTATCAGGACCCATTTCCTAGGGACTGAGGGACTTGATACTTTAGTGTGTAGGAAACTTACTATTGTACCTGTAGAAGTTATTGTTAGAAATATTGCTGCAGGATCTATTGTTAAGACTACTACTCTTAATGAGGGAACACTTATACAACCTCCTATAGTGGAGTACTTCCTTAAGGATGATGCTAAGGACGATCCATTACTTACCTATGATCGTGTGAGATTAATGGGTATCGATCCTGATCCCATGAAACAGCAAGCGTTGGATATTAATTATCAGTTACAGTCCTTATTTACTCTTATGGGTATGGATCTTGTTGATTTTAAATTGGAATTTGGGTATGATGTTCATGGTGACTTGTATCTTGCTGATGAAATGTCACCTGATAACATGAGATTGTGGAAGAGAGGGACCAAGGAACGGTTTGATAAAGACTTGTTTCGTAAAGATGAAGGTGATATAGTAGAAGCATACAAATATATACTACAGCAGCTAAGGCAATTTGCTTAATGGAAGATAATGTATTCTGGGGTGAACCTACTCCCACTGATTTGTGGGATGATATGGATAAGTTAAATGGTCTTTATGAAGAACTTGGTTGGGATCATACTGATTTCTTAGATTTTGCTATCGAAGGTAATCATATAACTATTAGAAATCGTTCGCGTGAGGGTAGATGAGTCACTCTGATTTAGATGCTTTAGATAACTTTCTGGATAAGAAGGAAGAGGAAGAAGAAATTAAATGGGATATTGAGGAGTTAAAGAATGCCTACATTAAAGGTGCTGAAGAGTATGATCGTTTAATGGGTAAGGATAATGAGTGAATTTCAATCAGACGTTGGTAAAGAATATGATGAGGAAGGTAATGAGTTAGATAAGCACGGGTTTAAAGTTAGGAAGTATCCTGATGGATTAGAATCAGTTCGCAAGTCGGTTGAGAATTGTGAACTGATGTGTGGGTTGGATAGGAAAGTGATTCAGGAATTACTTAAAGGTGAATGGACGGAATACACAACATCTGATCATAGTGGTAGAACTTCTAAGAAAATTGTGATAGAATATTGCATCAAGACTAAATAAATTTTTATAAAAAAGCATGACCGACCTTAAGAATTTCACGGTTTACTCACGTGAAGGTTGTCCTTACTGTGACAAAATACAACAGGTGTTACAGCTTGCTGAATTAAGGCACGTTATATATAAACTTGATCGGGACTTCGACCGTGATAGTTTTTATCAACAATTCGGTTCAGGTTCTACCTTCCCCCAAGTAGTTTTAAATGGTGATAATCTGGGAGGGTGTACAGAAACAGTACAATACCTAAAGGAAAATAAATTGGTGTAATGAAAGATGATTTTGAAAATGTGTATGATTTGGTAGAGCATGCCATAGAGTATGCTTTTGAAGGGAAGTTGACTTTGAAGTTTTATGAGTTTTTAAAGTATCGTAAGACAACAAAGGTAGAGATAGATTCTTTTCTTCGGAGTTCTACTGCAAAGGAACTTGCTGATGAAGTAGTAGAACTCAAAGAATATATTAAAGGAGGACGTGATAGTAACCATCAGCAATTGCGTGAGGCATATGGACATATCCCCAAACCTCAAGCAAGAAAAATAATGACATATCTGGGTAATATTCTTGAGGATGCAGTGAGGTATTCACATGACCGAAGACCAGGAAGACGCAGCAAAGGATCTAAATAATGACAAACCCGAAATCAATAAGGGTGTAGAATTATTACTAAGAAATAGGAGGAAAAGAGACCCGCCCAAAACATTTCAGATAAAGTTTGGAAATATGTTTGCTTTCTTAAAGAGGGAGATTGTATTTCATTTTAATTTCTATCTGGATATTAGAAAAAAATAATCTTTCTGGAGCAGTGCCATGGAAACGACCATAGTAACATTAACTTTGACGACAGTAGTTTCATTTCTTGCGTTAATAGTGGGTGGTATGATAGGATGGATAGCAAGACAGCATTCATATGAAACAACACCTCAGGTAGTGTATGCTCATCCAGAGATGTTTGATGCCAATGGACAATTAGTTCCTGATGAAATTGTAGCAGTACGTTTTGAAAACAATTATGACAACGACACCGAAGACGACGACTAGGAAGCCTAGGACTTCTAAAGCAAAGGTTAAACTTCCACCCAATCCTTTTCTCCATGAGATTTTAGAGTTGGTCAGTGAACAAAAGACTAAAGTAAAGAAGATTGAGATTCTTCAAGAGTATCGGGATGATTCTCTAACAGCGGTTCTTATTTGGAACTTTGATGAGAGTATTGAATCTGCTTTACCTGAAGGTCAGGTACCTTACAAACCTAATGAAGTTCCTGTTGGCACTGATCACACATCTTTAAGGAGAGAGTGGAAGCAATTGTACCATTTTGTTAAGGGTGGTAATGATAAACTGAATAATCTCCGTAGGGAATCTATGTTTGTTCAGATGCTTGAAGGACTTCATCCTAAAGAAGCAGAAATTATTTGCTTAATAAAAGATAAGAGATTGACGGATGTTTATAAAGTTACTCTTGACCAGGTTAAGACAGCCTATCCAGATATTGTGTGGGGCGATCGTTCATGACGATAAATGCTGGTGGTCAAATGCGAAGGAGAGGAGGTGACGTAGTGGCTGAAGAAGAAATTGTTGTGGAGAAAGGTGAAGAGGTAGTTGTAGAAGTTAAACCTTCTGATTACCAATGTGAGATTCTCTTAGAGAAGACAACCAAAGATAAAGCAGAAGATAGGAAGTTTCCTAGTGATGCATATATTGTTAAGTATATCCACAAGGAGACTCAATGTATTGATGTGACGCGCTCAGCCAAGCCTTCTAATATTTTTGACCTCTACTATGATAAGTATGGTAAAGGTGCCTTACAGGCGATTGATTGGGGGTATGGTACAATAAATCCTTCTCAATGGGGATACAAGCAACCAGAGAAGAAGAAACGGAGAAAGAGTAATGGATGATAATCTTCTACGGGCTCAGATAAATGAACTCATTAAAGATGAGATTCAAGAAGTCATTAATGATTATGTTGATGATAAAGAGAAGAGACAGGAAGAAGAGAAATCAACCGGACTTGGTTTTGCTCAAAGGACTGTAGCAGAAGTTGATGAGGATGTAGATGAATTAAAGGTTAATATTGCTCAGTCCGAAGTAGATAAACTTCTGAAAGAGTATAAGAAGATTAAAAAGCGTCAGAAGAAATCCAATCTCCATCAAGTAAAAAAGATGGGGTTACTTGATAAACATGGGAGACCACTATGAAAATCACTCAAAAGATTATTGATGACCTAGAGAAGGCTCTAGATATGCGTAAGAAGAATGGTGAAGAGATTTGGGAAGATGGTGATGAGATTTCTGTAAATATTGCTGGAACTTGGGCAGCAGATAAGTTCATCACGTTGACAAATAAAACTAAAAATCCTGTTATTAGTTCCGTTCCACCATCTATGGGGATAGTTTCACGATGAGAATAGGAGTTATGTGCTCTGGTGAGGGGACTAACTTCGAGAATATAGTTCACTCATGTCCTGACCATGAAGTAGTACTCATGGTTTATAATAAGAAGAAGTGTGGTGCTCAGAGGAGAGCAGATAGATTGGGTATTAAATCTATTAGGATTGCTAGTAAGGAGGAGGATAATATTATTTTATTATTTGAGACATATCAAGTTGATCTTATTGTAATGGCAGGATGGATGAGAGTAGTCTCTAAGAAATTCTGTCAAGCATTTGCAGGGAGACTTATCAATCTTCATCCATCTTTACTACCTAAGTATAAAGGATTGAATGCTGTAGAACAGGCATTAGTGAGTGGTGATGATGAGACTGGTTGCTCAGTTCATTTTGTTACAGAGCAATTGGATTCTGGTGCAGTAATAAAACAACAGACAGTACCTATCCTGCCAGGTGATACTGTTGAGTCATTACAAAGAGCTATTCAGCAGGCAGAACATTATCTTTTACCTCTTGTGATCAATGCTCTCTAAAGATAGTAGATTGCGAGTAACTGAGATTGCTTGTAGAGTAAAATTAGGACGGTCAGTTACTCTGGCAGAAAGAATTTGGATGAATAAACTCATTGAGCATAACAATCATGCTAGAGGTATCGTTGAGAGGATAATGTGTCCTTATAAGATTGAAGATATGTAAAAACGGTATCACATGTTACACAACTCCTTGACTAAATATTGTGGGTATGTTATAATATCCACATCGTTCAGCCCATATGGGCCGCAAGTAAGTCGCGGAACGGGTACGTTCATCCCTTCGGGGACGCAAACGACTAAAGGAACGGATTAAAAACCCAACTACTTTAGGAGTATCAACATGGCACAAGTCACTTACCGTGGTATCAAGTACGATACCAATGACAGCAAAACCTGTCAGAAGCAAGTCTCTGAATTAACTTACAGAGGCATCAAGCATACAGAGTCAAAAACTGTGTGTGCGAAGTGAACTAAGTCTTACTTGGACTAATTTGAAGAAGGGCTTGATGCCCTTCTTTTTTTGTGCTAAAATTTGAATGGTTTCTAAATAATGAGAAACAAAATGGATAAAACTAAATTAAAACTCATTGTTAAGAATCTTAAACTGCTTGTAGATTCATTAGAATCTGAAGTGTATTCAGATTTAGATGCCTATAAGTATGATAATTATAAAGAATTGACACCACAATTAAACGATTACGATGAGGTCTTTGATGACGACGACGGATACCCAGATTAAATTAATAAGCGTTACTCCTGATGCGGAGAAGCACATGGCATATGTTGCTCGTGTTAGTAATCCTCAGAACCAGGATAATGATAAGTTTTCTGGACTTTTAACTTATTGTATTAAGCATGGTCATTGGTCTGTATTTGAGCAGGCATTCATGACCGTTGAGATTAATACTACTAGGGGTCTTGCAGCACAGATATTAAGGCATAGATCATTTACATACCAAGAGTTTTCTCAAAGGTATGCTGATGTTTCTTATATGAGAGAGGACATACCTTTACCTGAGCTACGTAGTCAAGACGATAAGAATAGACAGAATAGTATTGATGATGTAGATCCTGTTATTGCTGAAAAGTATAATGGTATGATGCGAAAGCATTTTGATGCGGGGATGGATCTTTATAAGTTGATGCTTCGTGATGGTATAGCAAAGGAGTGTGCAAGATTTGTACTTCCTCTTGCTACTCCTACTCGTCTTTATATGACGGGGTCAGTACGGTCGTGGATTCATTATATTGAATTGAGATCTGCGCATGGTACTCAGAAAGAACATATGGATCTAGTAGAGAATGTTCGTACAGTTTTTAAAGAACAGTTTCCTACTGTCTCAGAGGCCCTTGAGTGGTCTAAATAAATTTACACATTATTGTATTCAAATGCCAACATATCCTGTTATACATAAAGAATCTAATCAAAAGAAAGAACTCACCATGACTATGACGGAGTATTCTGAATGGTGTAAAGACAATCCGGAGTGGAAGAAAGATTGGCAGGCAGGTTGTGCTAGTCTCTCAACAGAGTTTCGTTGGACTGGTGAAGCAAAATCCAGTGGATGGAATGAGGTGTTAGATAGAGCATCTAAACAACCTGGTGCCACAGTTCGTAAAAACCGCGATTATAGTTTCTAATTTATGCCACGTAAAAAGAAAACGGATCAACCAATAGGGGTCGGGATGACCGCCAAGCAGATGAAGAGAAAGAAACCAATTAATACTGATATGTTAAGGGAGATTGAACCCTTAACACCAAACCAGCAACTTTTATTTAATGCTTATGCAGAGAATAAAAATGTTGTGGCATATGGATGCGCTGGTACAGGTAAGACATTTATTACACTCTACAACGCACTCAAAGATGTCCTGGACCAAGAAACTCCTTACGAAAAAATATATGTTGTACGGAGTCTTGTTGCTACTAGGGAAATTGGTTTCCTTCCTGGTGATCATGAAGATAAGTCCACACTTTATCAGTTACCTTACAAGGCTATGGTAAAGTATATGTTTGAGATGCCTACAGAAGCAGACTTTCAAATGCTTTACGGGAATCTTAAAGCACAGGATACTATTGATTTCTGGAGCACCTCATTCATTAGGGGAACAACTTTTGATAAGTCTATTATTATAGTAGATGAATACCAAAACTTGAATTATCACGAACTTGATAGTATAATGACAAGAGTTGGTCAAGACTCAAAGATTATGTTCTGTGGTGATGCTACTCAGACTGACCTTACGAGGGAGAATGAGAGGAATGGTATCGTTGA